ACAACACTCCTTTTGCAGTCTTGTAAAGCGCGAGCCGGTCGGCCAGACCATTCGTGCCACCGTTGATAACACGCGTGATCTGGTACATGTTCCCGGCGTCGGCCAGCTCGTTCAATCTGTGTGCCTTCCACCACCAAGCTGCGGAGCGGCAGGCATTCTTCGGATCCTCCAGCAGCTCCGGGAACTGGATCAGCCGATCGTCCGAAAACAGAGCCTGGGAGCAGTGGAGATAATTTTCTCGTCCGGTGATCTGGATCAGGCCGCGCCCCTTGAATCGCACGCCGTCCCCAGGCTCCGTGTTGCCCAAATCTTTGCGGCCCTCGTAATCCTCTCCGGATGCAATCTCGCGCACGTAGCGCAGTTGCCCGGACTCGTGCCCGATCTGGGCAATAAACGCTGCCTGCCGCTCCTTGCTGTCAATTTCGAATTCTTTCATCGCATTGCAAAGCGGCGTAAAAAAAGCCGCTATGTGCGGCTTTGCATATGGCAGGATTGTCAGCAGGTCAGATTCAGTCATTACATCGCCCTCCACTGCTTGCGCAGCCATTCGAAAATCAGGAATGCGGAATAAACAGAGGCGAGCATCGCCGCGAAATCCCCCCATGAGTGAATCCCGAATGCATCCAGAAACTTAGCAGTCCAGACGCCACCCCAAGCAACACAAGCTTTTATTGCAGATGCTTTATCGTCATTCATTCGCGCTTCCTTTGGGCGTAAAAAAACCGCCCGCAGGCGGCCAATTAATCATTGATAGCTGATTAGAAATTGCGGGACACTTCAACCCAGCGACTAAAATTGCGTCGCAGCGTCACGCAATTAGTATTGCTCAAGACCGCGTTCACGCCACCTTTTAGCTTTAGTGATGCGCTATTTATCAGCGTCAACGACCCTCCTCCGGATGCTTCTGCCATGATTGTCAATTCCTGACCATCGCCGAGAGAGTTTGAAATATCTGCAAGTGATGTGGCTGTGCCCGATGCTTGCTGGATGTACCAGTAATCGCCGCGATACGTCAAATAATTAAGAGTCTGACTTGTTCCCGCAAAACCAGAAATAGTCACCATCGGCACGAACGGCGCAGTCTCGAACGCGTTGAGAATCTTGCTTGAGGCGTTTGTCGTGCCAGATATTCCCGCAGTGCCGCCGATCGCTTGATTGTTTACGAACGTATTGCCTTGGTCGAACGCCGGACCAACAGATGCGACGCCAATTTTGATACACGTATATGAGCCAGACTTGAACAGTGTGTTATTAGCAAAAACAGAATTTGCCACCTGCCCGTTGAGCACGATAAATGCTGTGTTCGACCCGATAACGCCGCGCGCGGAATTGCCGGCCACTAAAGTGTTGACCATGCTTCCGACGACGTTATCTATCGCCATGCTGATCAATCCTGTATCGAATGTATTGTTCGTAATTCGATCAAACACATACGAATAGGATGACGTTATGGTTCCGGCCTCGAAATGATTATCGTATACAGCATTGCCGAAAATAATTGGTGCCCCGGCCACTCCTTGCAACTTCACTGCGCAATCAAGTGACGATCCGCCAGATAATCCTATTGGTTCGTCGTACCAGTATGCCGTGCCAATAGAGGATTGCGCTGTCACATGGCCAAGCAAAAAATCATTGTCATGGGTTTTAACGCAGCCAATGTATTGCCCAGTTATGTTTGGCTCAAGGTCGATCGAACCATAGATCGTATTGCCAGAGATTTGCACATCGACCGCATCAATTACCGAGATTGCTTCACGGCTGCGCGTTCCACCTGCATTCGATGCCGTGCCATTGCCGTATCGTTCTTTCAGCACACCGTCCAATATTCTTATATTGCGTTGCGTGTAGCCTGTGCCGCCGTTGGCGACATCGACCGCGCCGCTGATCGTGATGCAGTCACCTAAAGAATTTGTCAGGTAGTGGTGCTTAATGGTGATGTCGCGGCAGTTACGATTAATCAGAATCAGAGAATCGTTTTCACGACCACTGCCAAGTGTTCCACCCGTATAGCCAATGATGCGAGCCCCTAACCATTTACAGCTATTTGCATTCGCGAACGCCACAGCAAATCCAGCAGCCCCTGCATATATCTCAGCGCCATACGTTTCTATTGTGATGTTGTTTGCTGCATTTGTAGCTGCCTGACTGCCAATAAGAAGTTGCGCGCCGATGGTTGCATTGGAATAACCTGCGCCAAGGTAATAGCGCTTGCCAGCAGTTGATAGCAGCACAGCTCCAGCAGGTTGCGTCATTGCCCAAGTTATGGCCTTTTGTATCGCTGCTCGATCATCCGTTCCGAGTCCTGTGGAAGGGTCAAAATCTCCAACCGCGCCAAAATCTTCAAAGCTTTTCCGCTCTCTTGCCTTATCAAGCAACAAACGCACAACAGCACCAGTCCCCGACTGCTGGAAACCAATTAGAGCCGCCCCTGAAGTTGCGGCAAGATCCGTGCGAAGCGCGGTAACCAGGGATGCCGGTTCTGTGTAATTATCTGCGCTATATACGAGCACATCACTGGCGTCCTTCACCTCAATGTAATAGGAACCATCCCAATAAATAGGAGCCTCGCCACGTGCGTCCAAAATGACGGGGTTTGAATTTGCTGTTGTCGCAGCTGCGGTTGTATACGTCGCTTTCGGCGTTGTTGTGCCTGCTGCATAGGTATAGACCTTCCCCCCAGCGAGTGGAGAGCCGGCGTTGTTCCAGTACGGCTGTTTTGCATTAGGCATCAAACTTGCCATGATTTACCCCATAAAAAAAGCCACCCGAAGGTGGCTTGTGGTTGCGTATTCGCTGCGTTATTTTGTGTAGCCTGTTGCTCGCCAATGAAACGTTTTCACTGCATTCGTTGTTCCCTTTCCAGAGCCGTAGACAGTCACACCATTAAGCGTTGGCGTGCTATGCGAAAACACTATTCCGCTAGCCTCTGTTGCGCCGGTTTCTTCGCATATGAATGATGTGCAGGCTGTGCCAAAGGCAGGATCAAAAGTTATATCTACAGAAGCATCAGGTCCGAGTGTTGTAATACCCCATAGCTCAACATATCCACCTGGAAACGCTTGGTAGCCGGTTGGCGCGAGGGATTGGTTTTCCCCGGTGAAATTTGCCAAGGAAATGGTGTCTGAAACTGCTCCGCCGATGCGCTCAAAGACTTGTTGAAAATAGCGAATCCAGTTTCGCGAAAAAGTGTTCGTGTTTGGATCAATTGCAGGCTCGCGCGGTGGCGGCAACGTGACCTGGCTCACGATGTCCCAAGCCTTATATCTGAAATTGCATCGATAATTGCCCGCTTTATCGGGTCGGAAATCGTAAGTCGATAGACCCTTTTACGTGCTGATCCCATGCGCGTCTTGCGAACGCGAGAATCATACTTTCCGACATCCCCAAGCGTTAATTGATGGGCGTTGCTCCATGTATGCCCGTTATCAGACCATTCAAGCAAAGCTCTGGGATCGCTCCCTTGCCCTGATTGCAGGCCGACACCTGTTTCCATTTCAATTTCGAGAGAATTGAAGAACATGCGGAATTTCTGAGGATTCGTTACATATCCTGTTACTCGAATTGCTGGCAGTGGGTTACCGTTGTCGCTGTAATAATCTAGGTCGAGTGCATAGAGATTACCGTTCTCCCAATCCCCCACAACATGCACACCACCAAAGAAAATGTGACAGTTGGACCGGTGCCGATTCAAAGATCCGTCAGCAGTATTGCGCCATGCGCGCTCATGCCACTGTCCCGTGAATGCGTCATACACCCATGTTGCATTGGCAGTCGGGAAAGTCAGAACATAGAATGTGTGCTTCTCTTGCTGGTAGGCGTAGGCGATCGCATCATCAATGCGGCTGTAGCTCTGAATCGCATACTCCACCGCTTCAGTTGAAATACGAACAGGCGTATATCCTTGCGCGCGCCATACGGAGCCCGTTCCGCTTTCTTCCTCGCCCAGCCAGAAGATCGAGTTGTCCAGCTTGCAGACCGAAGACGGGGCCGCGCAACCTACTTCGATCGCGGTTTGTGTGCGCGTAAATGGGAAATCGGCCCCGCCAGAATCAACAAATATTGAGGCGCTAGTGCGCTTGAAGAACCACACCTCACGATGGTCAACAAAATGACGGACGATGTCCTGCGGGGTGTCTTCAGCGCTGGCGAAATCCAAAGGATCGAACGTGACTTCGTATTGACCAGAAATGTAGAACTTGAATGAGTCTGGCTTGCTGAAGATCAGATAAGAATCGAGGAAATCAACGTAGTCTGCACCGAGGAAGGATTCGTCGGTGATCTGTGCAAAAGCGTTTGTTGATAGATTGAGGGTGTAGCCGTAAGGACCATCAACCAACACGCCCACCGTTCCGTTATCCGCAATTGAAACCACGCCGCTTGTCGTGTTGAGGGTGCCAACAAGCGTATAGGCCCATGAGGCTGTAAGGCGATAGACAGACGCCCCTTGTACCACGATCGCATCACCCTTCGCCGGGCGGTAGGCCGCGCGGATACCGCCCGATCCGGGCAGTGTGGCGAGTAGGCGCGTGCCCGGCGTGCCATACAGCGCCTTGATGCTTTTACCCTGTCCGCTTTCGTCCATGACCGGATACAGATTCACAGTACGTGCGCAGTCGAGATTAGGCGATCGCACCGTGTAGCTCGGGCCGATGATAGGGATTTGGATATTTGGCATGGTCTATAATGCAAAAAGCCTCCGCATGAGAGGCTTTCAGGGGTGACAAATGAGTGGCGCTATCGCCTACATACTTGCAAAACTGGCGATCGTGTTCGTCGCCTATCTTGTCGCTGGCTTCATGGGCTGGCTTCCTCGCGACTGATCGCGCCGGCTGACGGCAGCAATCTAGCGATATTGGGATTCGCCAGCATATTGAGTTGAGATGCGCCCTGCGTAGCATTGACCATGCGCGCAGCCAGCGACTTAAACAGCGCACTCTTATCAGCCATGAACATGGCCCATGATGCTGGGTTGTGAGCCAACGCGGCAAGCCCCATCGGATTCTTGTTCATATCCATCAGAGCGCGGCGCTCTGTTACCCCGAGAGTACGAATAAGATCTGATTCCTTCGCATTCAAGCCGGCAACCTCTGGTACCGCGTTTGCGATCTGCTCTTTCAGCCCGCGCGCAAGGCCTTTTTGCGCTTCTGTATCGGCGCTTCCAAGCTGGCCGTATTTCTTTGCCAAAACCTTGTAAGTGCCCTGCTTTAACGCTTGCGCATCCTGTGCCGGAATATCATTCCCCGGGAATGCTGGGTGACTTGCAAAGTCATCCGCTACGCCTTGAATTGCGCTCAAATCTGCTGTTGGGCTTACCTGATTCGAAAACTTATCGCGTACATCAGCAAGAGCATTCAAAACTTTCTGCTTGTCGATAGTCGCGCTAGAGCTTTGGATCTTGTCAGCGATTTGGGAATTGGTGTCATCGATGAGTGCGCGCAGCTTGTTGACGCCACCCTTTGTTGGGTTTATCCCGTTCTGAAGCAGCGTATTAACCGCAACGTCGGCATCACCAGATTGCAGTTGTTTGATGGTCGGCTTCAGCGCGCTTTGCATTAGCTTTTTTGCTGCCGCATCGCGCGCATCAGCAATTGCCTGCCCGGCCATGCCGCCAACCTTTGCGACGACTGGCAATGCACCACCCAGCGCTGCGCCTGTAGATGCATCTCTTGGATTCACCATGCCAGCCTGAACGCCGCCGTTGATCGCGCCACCCGCCATACGGGTAAGCATGTTTCCGCCGCCAGATAACCCGCCTGACTCAATAGCTGAAGCCAAGGCATTTGCCCCGGGCGCAAACGCCCGCACGCCGCTCGCAACCAATCCGCCAGCGCCCGCAGTGCCGGCGATTTCGCCCCCGAGCTTTCCGGTCTTGTACAGCAGAGAATCAGGCTGCGCCCCAAGTGTCTGCAGTCCAGCGTCAATGTCTGCGCGCCGCTGCCTGTTAGATTCCAGAGATAAGCCCTTGCCGGCGAGCGCATCCTTCGCCATATCATAAGGTGCAAGTATGGTTGCGCCAATCGACCCGGCACCACGCACAGCACCAGCAACAAGGTTCCCTGCTCCTTGCTTGATCTTGTCGGTAGTTGACTGCTCCGGCGCTGTTGGTGCTGCTTGCGGTGCAGCATTCAACGACCGGATGTGATCAGCAAGAACCTTTGCGCCCGCAGTATCGCCGGCAGCGTCTGCCTTGATCAGCGCCGCAGACAGATCATCAATGAGTGCCATTATTTATACTTGTCGAGCAGGGATTGGACATTGGCTGGAACAGCGCTTGGCGGCTTTGCTGAGCCGTCCGACGTCGAGTACTTCGGCAAAGTCGAATCAGGCAGGCCGGCAGCGCGGCGCTGTTGCAATAGGGCGCTATGCTTTGCTTGCATTAAATCGGTCCACTGATTAATAACGCCTTTAAGCTGGGCAGGAGATTTGGCGTTACTAAGCTGTGACTCAAGCTCTTTTCTCTCGTCAACGCCGCTGCTACCACCAGCCACAATGGCGTTGATCACCTCCTTGGCAACAACCCCCTTAGCCGCATCAAAGTTTGTTGGGGCGGTCTGACCCGTTTGCGCTTGATACGCATTTTTCACCTTGTTAACAATCTGGACATTGCCATTGTCGAGCGCATCCACCAACTGATTGAGCTGATCCAGATGCTGGCTGGCGACGGCAAACGAGCGCATGGCATTGCCCTGGGTCCCCGTGGTGAAATCGGAGGCGGCTTTTTTCTTCGCGGTGACATCCGTGAAATCGTATTGAGGATTGATTTCCATCACGCGCGAGAGAATGCGCTGATTCTTCGGATTGGTCAGAGCCATTCCGGAAGGCGGCGGCAATTGCCCGCTTGCGATGGCGCGCGCAGTCGTCTCCATATCTCCTGTCGGGTTTCCGTTTTTGTCGAAGCCCGCAATGAGCAGATCCTTCGAAATCGTGGCCGCGTTGTTTGCTCGAGAAGTCGCATTCGTTGCGGCGTTGTTGGCGCGTGACGTGGCATTTGTAGCGGCTGTGTTGGCATCGACAGTATTGCGCTTGATGAATTCAGTTGCACCAAGCGCGGCCTGCTGCCTCCATTGCTGGAAAGCGGCCGGATCAGTTGGAATTCGAGAGATTGCTGCCTCAATCGGCATTTGGCGCTGTAAGACCGGGCCGGTAATTGGGTCAGCATACCCAGCCTTCAGCCACTCGGCAGCGGCTTGAGGATCGTTCACGCTCCACAATTCGTCCCGATGGGCTGCTGCCGCCTTTACCAAAGCCTCCGCATTGCTCTTGCTAGTGTCTGCCTTTGTTTTGCCAATATCCGCCTGTGCTTTTTGCAAATCTGCATTTTGCTTTGTGTACGCAAGGGCCGCATTGCCATAGCCTTTTGCAGCAAGGCCTTGTGCAACATCTTCTGGTTTTGCCTTTGGGTCGGCAAGCAATGATGCCAAGGCATTGTCGCTATCAAGCGAACGCTGATGCTGTGCGAACGTTAGATCAGCAAGCCTGTTCTGATTTTGCTGCGCCTTGAGCTGCGAAATTTGCGCGAGCATGTTCAGCGGCGACTCAATTTTGACTGGCTGGATGGTGCCGTACATGGAAGTATCGACTGGCATGATTAGCTCATATTTCCTACGTCATAACCACTGCCGCCATACGGATAAAATCCGCCCGCCGGCTCTGAATATCCAGCCATGCTGTTCTTCGGGAACAGGCTATTCATTAGTTGGTTCTGCTGGTATGCATTTACGCCTGCGCCAATCGCATTGTTCACGCCATTCGCTCCAGCGATGTAGCTCGATGCGCGAGCATTCCCGACGCCGATCTGATTCGCGCTGATGTTGTTCGCCATGTTCTGGCCGGCGCTGGAGACAAGGTTGCTTGCCGTTTGCCCTCCGCCAGAAATGCCGGACAAGCGGTTGAACTGGTTTGTCTGGTCGGTGTTGTAGCGGTTGTAAGCGCCCTCTGCTTTTGTGCTTGCGTAGTCATTGCCGTAGCGCGTCAGAGCTTTCAAAGTTGCACCAGATAAAAGGCTGCCCGATGCGGCTGCCTGGTGATTCAATCCCTTCTCGCCTTCGCTCAGGCCGAATTGCAGACCGGATTGATAGACTGGATCGGCATTTAAGTCGGAGGCACTGAAACGACGCATCAGCGAGCCGAAAGCAGGATCATTTTGCGCCGTCGCTTGTGTCGCATCTTGCTCTTGCTGCTGCTTTGCAAGGCGCGCATCAACAGCTGCATTAAGACCAGCCTCATCAACGGACGATTGTCGAGCCGGATTCCACCCAACTGTTACGCCTTCGCTATCAAGTATCGGCGTTGCAAATACACCCCAAGGGTTAAGCACACCGCCAGTTTCTGGTTGAGTGGTGTACTGTGATAGCAGCTCGCTTCTGATCTGGTCGCGTGTTAGGGCATTACTCCCTGTCGCGCCTCCAGTGCTTCCTGTTGGGTTCAGGCCAAGCAAATAAGCCAGCCGGTTGCTCGCGGCTGTGCCATTGGCGAGAAACGGCGCATTATCCGCGCGCGTCTTGTCGTACATGTAACGCTGGGTGGCATCCGCATTTGCAGCAGATTCCGATTGCGCATCAGCAGCATCACCTGCTGCACTACTCGTAATTACTGCGCCCGCTACGGCGGCGGCGGCGGCCCAAGGCATGTTATGACTCCTTGATCAATACGCGGTCAATCTTGGCCGCATCGGTTTCATCGGTCGCGTGGATGCAAAACCATGCGACATCCTCAAGCGCAGTGATCTTGTGTTCGACGCCCGCCGCGATATGCACGCAGGCTGGCGCTGTATAAGTCGTTTCAACGCCATCAATTTCAACAACCGCAACGCCAGCGGCAAGTACGCTCAGATGGCTATAGTTATGTTTGTGACTAACAGCAAAATGGCCCTTTGGTAGGGCCATTTGTTTTGCATAAACACCATCTGAAAAGTGGTGCTGTGTCTTCAGGTCGATTTCGATCATTTGGTACTCATGCACACGATGAGCGTGATGCGCTCGGTTTCACCGTTGTTGATGACTTCGTGTTCCTTCAGGTTGTTGAAGTACCATGCGTCGCCGGGGGCCATCACGACATGCTCGGCCTCGACACGGTTTATAACGTGCTGGTTTGACAGGATCGGAACATATACCTTCAGGTCGTAATACTCCGGGTGCCATCCGCTGTCGGAATGCGGCAGAACGTGGCCGCCTGGCGGTATGCGGGTAATCAGCACACCACCTAGCCGCGTAGCCTCGCATCGCGCCATCAAACCGAAGATGATCGGTCGAAGCTGTGGCAGCTTGTGATAGGCCGGATGCCACACGCTGTCATGCTCTGAGGTGTATTTTTCGTAGCCTTGCGCAAGATTCGCAGGGTCGTTGTAACGCACCCAAATATCTGATGTTCCTTTGTGGCCGGATCCGTCGAAGCACTTGCGATCGTTGTGCTGGTTCCACAATTCCGGCTGCATTTGCAGGGCAATGGCAACTGGAAGAACATCAATGCCAGATGCGATTTTGAGGAAATTTTTCATCAGTTGAACCCTGTCAGGATGTTGCGGGAATTGCCGGCAGACGCATGCAAATCAAGCAGCGGGACAGATACATTCATGCGTCGTATGCGCTTGATCGCGCCGTTCGCGGAGGCCGACAATTGCGCGCTAAGCGGCACATTGAACTCGTTACACAGCGCGACGCACAACACCATGCGAATAGCCTTCTGATAGCCGGGCGGGAATGCCACATCGGTTGTCAGATCCGGAAATTGCGTCAACTGTTGCGGGGACTGGATCTTGATCGTCCCCGCCACGCCGGGCGTAGGCCAAAGCGACAGGGAGCCAAGCGGGAACGACGGCTCGTAATTGAATATCTCCGGGATCCCAAGAGCTGCCTTGTACGGAATATCAGCAAAGGCCTTGTTCGTTGTTTCCCGCATCTGATAGTCGATCGGGTCAATGAAGTAATTCGCCCCCGTCAACGCTGTGGGACGCGTCATGTTGAAGTCGCCGCCGACACCCACGGAGTAAACAGATTTACCAACTACCGCAGAAAATTCGTTCGTGACGATCTGATACAAGTACAGGCGATTAGCGCTCCATGAGTCGATCATTTCATTCAGCGCGGCAAGCGAATCCTGCGCATCTTCTGCGCTCGGCGTCTCGCCGGAGCCATACACGCCGATTGTTCGCAGTGCACGAGTAATCAGATCGATTGCCGTCATCGCCTATCCAATAAAATGCCCCGCTGGGCGAACCATGCGGGGCGAGTAATTACGCGGTGAGGCGCAGAGCCCAATCGCGTTGCAGTGAGCCGAAGCCGGCCATGATGTCGAAGCGACAGAGGCGTTTGTTGTTGGTGATGTCGAAACCGCGCACGAAGCGCATCGAGACACCATCGACCACCATCCGCTCTGCCATGTCCATGCCGTTTGGCACATCCATGTCCACCGATACCATCGTGAACGCATCCTTATGGAACAGGATGTTTTGTGGGTACGCGGTGGAAGCGGTGCCGGTCAACACAGTGATGGCGGCGTTGTCAGCAGGGCGAGCCGTGACGTTCTGGAATGCGCCGCCTGCGATGATGGCCGGAGATATGACAACGGTCGCATTGCCGGAGCCGTCCGAAGCAACGTCAGCAGTCACAACGAAGCGCTTCAGGTAGCCCAGGTTCTGTTTGTTGTCCGGATTGACCGCGTAGACGCCTGCGATGGTGATGATGTCGCCTGCTTTCAGGCGATTTGCAGCGGCAGCAGTCCAGCCGTCCGTAACCAGCGATGTAGTTGCGGCATATGGGTTGTCCGTCGCCCCAGAGTTGACCGTGCCCTGATTCGCGCCGTTGACCAGTGGCGTGCCGCCTAGGCCGCCAACGGTATGAACCGGGACGTTCGGGGACATCTGGTAATCGACGCCAAGGTGCGTTTTGATCAGACCCGTCTTGTACTGGTCGCCGACAGCCTTCTGATCATTGAACAGGCCCTTGGTGGCGTCAACCATCGAAGCCATCGTGAACGGATTCATTGCCAGAATGCGACTGTCACGCGGAACGCCGATGTCGTCGAGGTACGCCTGCGCCTGGCCGACGATCAGCGCAGTGGCTGGCGTGGTTCCCGGTGTGCCGGCAAAGTTGGCAATGCGCTGGTAGAACCGCGACGCAATGCGGGTATCCAGTTCAGTAGCCAGTTTCTTGCCGGCTGGCTGCAGATAGCGCTCGCTGAACTTGTCGATGGTCAGCGTCAGGTCGAAGTCGGTAAAGTCGAAATCGATACCGAATTCCGGCTCCACCGTGATTGCTTCGGTGGTTTCCGTAACGTCCTGAAAGCTCGCGGTGGCGCCGGAGCGAACCGTGAACTGCACAGGGCGGCGCGGATATACCGTAGCGCCAGCCTTGTTGCCTTTTTTGGCGAACTCTTCGTTGTATTCCTTGTTGATGTGCGGCAGAAAAGCGGATTCGTTGTGCACGATTCGCATCGTCTCCGCGAGGATCTTGGTACTGGAAAGCAGGCTATCAGCCATGATGGCTCCTTATGAACGAGATTGCTTGTTGCGCCACTTGATCCATGCTTCCGGATCCGCTTTCGCGTCCGGCTCGGAACTGGTCGCAGCGGCTTTCACCGGCTGCAGCGGTCGTGGCGCGCTGGAGGTTTGTTTTGCCGGCTTGGCGTTAAGCTCGATTTCGAGCTGCGCGAGGCGGCGCACCTGCTGGCGCGGGGTCATGTCGGCAAGTTCTTCCGCGATCTCTGGGTTGGTCCCAAGGAAGTGGAGAACCTTGTGCGGAGCGTCCGTATCGAGAATGGCCTCCATCAGCGGCTGTGGGCGCTGTCTCGCGTCGAACAGTGGCGCAACTTCTCCCACTGTCTTTAGCGCCTGGTCCCACTCGCCCTTGAAGGCTTTCGCCCCCTCTTTGGCGATCGCATTGCACTTCTCGTTGAACTGAACAGCAGACAGCTTTTCTGCTGCGCGCTGATCTGCCAATGCCTCGATTTCCTGCGCCGTCAGATGACGGGTATCTGCTTCGGTCGGCGTGCCTTTGAGTGCTGCAATCTGCTGCTGCAATTGCTCCCGCTCCGCCCTCAATTGCTCGTTCTCTGCCTTGGTCCGATACTTGTCGGCGGTCAGGCGGTCGATACGGCGCTTGGTGGCTTCCAGTGCCTTTGCTGCCTCATCTGCTGCAGGCTCTTTTTGCTCGCCTTCAGGGGCCGCGACTTCCTGCGTTTCTGCGGTATCAGCCGAAGTGGTTTGCGTCGTCTCGACAGGTTCGACGGGTGCTGCTTGCATTTCTTCGTTCATGGACTCGTCCAAGGAAAGTCATCGCGCGACCCCGCGAAGTGGGCAAACAAAAAGCCGCCAAGGTTTCCCGTGGCGGCTTTCGTAAAGCTGATTCGTTACTGTTCCGGCGTAAAAAAACCGCCCTGGGGCGGTTCGTTGGGTGTTGGCTGTGGCTGTGGCGGCGGCTCTTGCATGGGCTCGGCCTGTTGCGGTTGAACTCCATCCAGATGCCCGGAGTTGCGCATGACATCCAATAGCATGTGCTCGATGCCATCGAACCGCGCCATCATTTCCTGCGGCGTTGCCGTCTGTTGCTGGGCTTGCAACGCAAGATTGCCCTCCACTTCGAGGCGCTTGGTGTCAGAGTCTTGCTTTTTGATCTGCAACTCCATCATCTTCAGTTGCGTGTCCACCTGCTTTCCTTGCGCGACTTCGTCGGCCTTGTGGAATGCCTGCTCCAATTGCTGCAGCGTCTGCTTGAGCTGCGAAATCTGCGCCTGCGCTTCAGGCGGAATATCGCTGCCTCCGTGTTCTATCTCTTGAACCGCAGGCGGAGCCATGGCAAGCAGCATGCGCGACACCTTCTCAGCCTCCGGCCAGTCCTGCATGCGCGCCCACATCGGGCCAAGCACAGGAACCAGCTGCGGATTTCCCTTGAGGATTTCCCCAAGGCTGGTAGCTGCCTCTTCGCGCAACGTGGTATAGCCTGGCCCGACTTTCACCCGCACGTCGTAGCTGCCGACACTAGGATTGATCGCCACGACCTTGCCGTTTTTCTTGGCGATCGGTGCTGGCTGCCCCATTTCGTCCGTCAGTTTCGGATCGACCGTGACATGCTTGTTGCTGCCGTCATCGCCCAAAATCTTGGCAATGCGCTTCGTGTCGTAAATCTTCGGGATCATTCCAACGATGATCCTGCCTAGGTGCTCAATCGAGCGGGACAGGTTATCGATGTAGTGAAAGTTTGCCGTGTCACCTTCGCGCTGACGGGCATTGATTGCCCGCCCGCTAGTTTCGTTGCTCGGCGCCCCGAGATTGGCGCGATACATGCCGATTGATGCCTGAATATCGTTCAGCGCAAGTTGCGATCCTTGCGCAAATGCGGCGGGGATCGGCGGCGGATTCTGCCGTTGCGGCACAGGCAAAGGCTCGCCTTGCTCGTCTCGTGAGTTATACGGCAGATATGCCTTGTTGCCGACATTTGCCGTTTGCCATTCGCCCTCGAACTGCTCAATCGATTCCCACGCAGCGAGAAATGGCGCTTTCGGCTGCAATGCAACCTGCTCGATATACGACGAGCGCTCGTAGTTGTATGCGGTTTGCGAATCGCGCATACGCCGCGACAAGCCGCACAGGTAGCGCTTATCCTCAATCCAAACTTCATAGCCGATGACCGGGATAAGCGGCACGTAAGGACTTGGAAACTCTGTCTCTTCCAGCACGCCAGCGCCGTTCATCCAGCACCATTTTTGCGTGCGCACAATGGCGGAATATGTATTTTTCTGCGGCAACGTCACGCCTTGCTCTTGCGAGCGCTGCCAGTAGTCATCCTCGCTCATGTGCTCGTCGTCGCCGTTTTCATCTTCGGTAACGATCATGTTTTTCGATGTTTCGATGACCTCGAAATGCTCGCATATCACAACGTTATCTTTGCCAGGCGCGAATTCGCTATTCCATGACTCGATCGGCTTTCCGGGCCAGCGCTTCTCGTGTTCGGCTCGCGTGATGACGCTTGTAATCCAGCCTTCCGTTGCATCTGATCCATCCGGCTGGGTCCATCCATCATTGAGCACAACCGAGAGTGGATTGTGTACGCGCTGAATGTCGATTTCCTGCAGATTTGTCTCAGGGTCGATGACCTTTGGCGAAACACGCAACCATCCCAAGCCGATACGAGCCGCATATTCCTGCGCCGTGTCGTAGGCAATGCCTGCGCGGGAACGATACTCGATATGTCTGATGATCCCCTCCAGGTGTTCAGCAACGTCCGGATCGCCTTTGCTGTCAGCCGGCATGACCTTGATGCCAGGCTTGTTCTGGCGCGAATCGTTGACCACTTGGGCGATGTACTGGTTCGTCTGGTCGAACGTCAGGCATGGGCGACCTTCAAGCTCGCGTATCATCCGCACGCGCTCGTCCCACTGCTGAGGATCAGCCGGGTTCGAGAACTTAAGATCCTCGATCATGCGCTTACGGGTATCCGAGAACGCATCGCGGGCGGCTTGATAGCGCTGCTTTGCCTCGTCGTGATTATCCGTTGTTGCCATGATGTCCTTTAATTTGCCATCCAGCCACCGCGCTGCGGCGCGCTGCGCTGCGGTCGATCTATCGTCTTCTTGACTGCTCGCCTCGCCCCTTCGCAGGCGTAGCGCAGCGCGTCAATAACGTGGTTGTCTTTGTCTTCCAGAATCGGCAGAACCTTGCTGTCGTCCATCGGGTCCGTCTTGTACTTGTAGAGAGTCAGCTCGTCTATTAGATGCTTGCAGCGCGGGTGAACGATGATGTCGAACGACTTAAGGAACTCGACGCCCTCTTCAAGCGACTTTGCTCCCTTAACCGCTGCCATGATCTTCGGGAAGCCATGTTTGCGCATGTAGCTGATCGTCTCTGGGCGTGCAGAATCCGCCGTGATCGGCCACCGCTCAGAATCGGGGACAGTCATGAACAAGTCAGGCAGTGCGTCAATCTCGCAACCAACCATATAGGCTTCATAGTCGACGTACAGATTCTTGCCATCGATGTCGCAGCGGATCAGAACGGATGGATCGACCGAAAACCCCCAATCAGCGCCGAGTCGGTGAATCGTGCCGCTCGGCCGCTCGAACTCCTCGATGCGCCAATTGTGAAATACTCGCGCATTGCTGTTGCTCTGGTACTTGCCCAGCCAGATATGCGCGTACTTGTCCGGGTCGCGCTTCCGGTCGTATTCCATCTCATCGATCAGCTCTTGCGGCAGCCAAGGGTTGTCGGTGTAGTTCGCCTCAACAACGACCGCGCCTTTTGGCTTCTCCGCGCCACGCAGAAGCGCATCAATCGGGTCAGTAGCAAAGCGTGGATTCCAGCTAAACCACAGTTCCGAACCCGGAGCACGCAATGTTGGGCGCAACAAATCCAAGCTGCGCTGGCTGGCGCTCTGCGCTTCCTCGAACCATGCTCTATCAAACCCATCCAGCGACTTGATAGAGTCAGCCGTATGATCCTGCATACCCTGAAAGATGATGGTGCCGCCGTGCCGCGTCTTGATGATCTCGTTCTGTACATCGAAGTACAGGCCGGCGTTCATGTCCTGGATCTTCGTCTCGATCAGCTTCTTAACCGAGAACCGCAGCGACTTTTGCACCTCGCGCAGACATACCGCGTCAATCTTGCGCTGAATGCATTCCTCAACTAGCAAGCCAGCAAAAAAGTGCGACTTCGCCGAACCACGCCCGCCGAATGCTCCCTTGTAACGCGCCGGAGCTAATAGCGGCTCGAAGACAGCGGGCGTCTCAATCCTTAGGACGGACGATGACACGCTCTATTTTCTCGATTTGCACTGCCGGCAGATCATCCGCCCCACCAATCGCCAGCTTGTCGCCGTACTTCTTCGGAGCCATCTTAGAGGCCAGCCATTTGCGCGCATCGACCCGCAGACGAGAACGAGCAATTACATCCTGATTGACCGCAGTGCCACTGTCCGTCTCATAGGTATCGTTGCGGCCATCGTCGGCGATCTCCAATATCTCCTCGGCCAGGTGATCGGCTTGAGCCTCGCGCGCACGCGCGTACTGGTCACGGAACGCCTTCTGACTCTCATCAGCCAGCCACCGCATCACCGTTGTTTTTGACGGCATGTCGGCGGATTCGCAAATCTTGCGCAGACTTTCCCCATCCGCGATCCGACCGCAGATCAACTCAGCAACCTCCTGCGTAAATGAGCTTGGCCTTCCCATGTCAATTTACCTTGTGAGTTGTCGCCGCCCGCGCCGGGAAAGATCCGCATTGCACGGCTGAAAGAACCGGCCTTCGAAACGTCAGCGACTGCGGCCCTTGAGCGAGTAAGCCGCGAGCGCAAAATAAAAAGCCCGCACACTGGCGGGCGAATCCCAAACAACGGGAGGAGAGTTCGGTTCTGCTACTTGTTCTTGAGCTTCCAGCCCAGCATTTCTCTAACGCGGTCATTTTTGCTCATAGCTGGCTCCTGAAATGCAAAAAGCCCCGGCTCTTTCGAGGCGAGGCTTACGTTTGCTATGGGCGTGACTTTCCACCCACACGCGAATTTTTGCACATTGTTTTACGGTTTACAAGCATTTTTTAATGGACTTTTACTGTATGCACCAAGTCAGGTGCTGCCCCGCCAAACAACCCAGCCCATCGCTCGCGCATCTGTCGCACTTCGTCAGCAAACGTGTCTATTTGGCGCACACTTGGCGTCCATCCAAGCACGCCACCATCCCAAGATGTGTAGTAGTCCAAGCGCTCCCATTCCAAGCCATGAAAGTCCTCGGAATTCAGATATTCACCAAGCCCGTCCTCCATCTCTTGAGAATCCTCATCGGGAAGTTCAACTCCATGCTTCAAAAGGAACTCCCTAGCCTCATCCTCATTATCAAACTGCTTCCCCACCATTAGAACAGCGGTGTAATCAACTCCCATAGCTTTCTCCTCAGTCAAATAACCCGCGCTTACGCATCACCACCACCACAGCCGCCAGCGCATCGGCATAGGTTTTATTGCCCGAATCGCGCCAGACCTTGGCCCGCACTTCCCGATTCCGCATTTCCGTTCCAATCGCCTGCTGCATGGGCACGGCAATCGCGTCCACGCAGAAATCGACTGCTTTCATCTCGTTTTGATATACCCGGTCGTGGGTGAGGTCGGATGCGTCCTCGTACTGTTTGCTGCTCTGGCTCTGCCTGCAGTAAGGGGCGATCTTCGGCGCGCCGAGATTCGGGCGATATAACTTCGTCCAGCGATACCACTCCATCAGCAGCGTGTCGGCCTTTTCTTTGTCGCTTTGTCGATCCACTTGCGCCCCCTCTCTTTTTCCAAACTTGACCCATGCAGCCGGATCGCCGTAATACCTCGCCTCCTTCGCCCTGCTCGGCTCCGGGTTTAGCCGGCCACCGACACAATGCAGGGATAGGACGTTTACTTCGTCAACCACTTGCGCCTCATTACCCACTCAAATGCACTTAATCCAACTTCAACTAGAAAATCAATTACGATCCATCCGATAAAAGTAATGAAAAAGACCGCAAGAATTGTTGCCGCCCAA